GTTCATCAGGAACTTCAGGTTCTTCAGGAACTTCAGGTTCTTCAGGAACATCTGGAACATCAGGAGCCAACGGTTCATCAGGAACTTCAGGTTCATCAGGAACTTCAGGAACATCAGGAACTTCAGGAACATCTGGTTCATCAGGCTCATCAGGAACATCTGGTTCATCGGGTTCAACTGGAACATCTGGCTCATCAGGAACATCTGGGGCAAATGGTTCATCAGGCTCATCAGGAACATCTGGTTCATCAGGCTCATCAGGAACATCTGGTTCATCGGGTTCAACTGGAACATCTGGCTCATCAGGAACATCTGGGGCAAATGGTTCAAGTGGAACATCAGGGTCATCAGGTTCAAGTGGTACGTCTGGTTCAAGTGGAACAGGATTCAACACAATAAACAACGCTGGTAATTTCCGTGTACTACTATCAGACGGTACAACAAATGCAGCTACTGCCTCATCGAATCTATCTATAAACGGTACTGCTTTATCACTCACAGGTTCAGCCACAATTTCAAGTTCCGCCAACTCACAACTTACTCTTATTGGTTCAGGTTCATCTAACCCAATCTTTAAGGTACAAGGTTCTCTCGGTGAATTGTTTGCGGTAACTGATTCAATGTCAGGTTCTCTATTCTCCGTCAATGATATTTCAGGTCTTCCAATACTTGAAGTATTCTCGGATAACAGAATCTTGCTGGGTGATATACAAGCCCCATCACTTTATACAACAAAGAGAAACTCACTTTCAACTGGTATAACAACACTTTATAGTTTACCGACGGGTTCTTACAATAGTGCCCACGTCGAGTATAATTGTATCAGTGCTTCAAACGGAAGAGCTGGTACATTTACTGCATTTTGGATTGGTAGTACACTACAATTCAACGAAGTCTCAACAGTAGATGTTGGAAACTCAACAACACTAACTCTTTCAGGTAGTATATCGGGTGGAAACTTCAACTTACAAGCTTCTGCTTCAAGTGCATCGTGGGTACTAAAGACAATTATTAGAGGTGTGTAATGGCTTTTAGCTTTCAACCAAAGGTTATATCGGATGGAATGATTTTATACCTTGATGCTGCCAATACAAGGTCATATCCTGGAAGTGGAACAACTTGGACAGATTTAAGATCAACTGGAATAACTGGTAGTTTAACAAATGGTCCGACTTTTAGTTCGGAAAAAGTTGGTGGTATAGTTTTTGATGGTACAAATGATTACGTTAATATGGGTTCGGTTACAAACTTACAATTTACGAATACACAACCATTTACAATTTCTGTTTGGGCAAAATGGACGGAAACGAGAACCACCGGCTCTACTCTTTTTGCATACAGTTTATGGAGCGGTGATTACAGGGGATATTATCTAAGTCTTGATCCAGGTGAATATGGTTTTGGTACAAACATATGTTTATACGATTATTATGATGGGACAACATATAGGGGATTGATTTCTCCGTCCAATTCAATTCCAAAAGACACATGGTTTAATTTATGTGGAACATCCGATTCATCAAATTCTGTTAATGGTATGAAAATATATGTTAATGGGTTGCAGGTATCTTCTTCAATTAGAAGTGCAGGTACACCGTCTACAATAAATTTTTCAGGTTTAAATGCACAGATTGCTTCACGAGAAGGTCTGAATTTATTTAAAGGGAATATATCATCTATTTCGATTTACAACCGTGCCCTATCCGCCACAGAAGTCCTACAAAACTACAATGCCTTATCTGGTAGATTCGATAAAACACCATCAGTAACAGATTACGACGCCCTAAACTTTGTAAACGCTGCACTCATATCAAATGAAACACAACAAATTGCAATAAACACACTCACCACCGACCTAAAAAATGCTGGTCTATGGTCAAAGATGAAAGCTATTTATCCGTTCGTAGGTGGAACCGCCGCATCCCATAAATGGAATTTAAAAGACCCAAGAGATTTAGATGCTGCATTTAGATTATCGTTTGTTGGTGGTTGGACACACAGTAGTACGGGGGCAGATCCAAATGGAACGAATGGTTATGCCAATACATTTTTATGGCACGCCGGTGCATTACAGCGAGATAGTGCGCACTTGAGCATATACATACGAGAAATCTCAACTCAAAATTCTCCTACAAGAATCCCGATTGGTACATTTGGTGCAAATGGAGGAAATGCCTTCTCATTTATTGCACCTGCTATGTCCGGTGGCTCAACCAGTGAAGGTCAAATGAATGGTACAAACTATAATCCAGCTGTTTATACGGATACAAAAAAACGTGGATACTATACTGTATCGAGAACATTATCTACGGAATACGAAATTTACGATACTGGCGCAAGCCGTCAAACAAAATTGAATAATAGTAGCGCCTATACAGATAACTTGGCTAGGTCAATCTATATTGGTGCTTTGAATAATTTAGATGGGGTTGGTGGTGCATATTATTACACTGACAGTCAAATATCATTTGCCACCATCGGAGACGGTCTCACAGACACCGATGCCGCTAATCTCTACACAATAGTCCAAAAATATCAAACAACATTAGGAAGACAAGTATGAAACTAACAGACATATCACAAGAGGAATGGTCAACCTACGTCGGTATTCTAACCGAAGAACAAAAGGATTCCATAGTCGGTCAACAATTTACTACCGATAGTTTCTTCAATCCTATTCAGGATAAAAATGATAATTGGATTATCTCGGTAGAAGAAATGGCTTATTGTACAAAGTCAACCTTCTTATGGGTAAAAGACCTTGACCTTATTCCTTACGAACAAAAAGAATATCCATCACCATTCGGAATATAAAAACGGAGGTACATTAAATGCAAGAAAGAACATTTCTTATTATACCCGTCTCGGAATTGAGTAAAGTAGATTTTACACAAGTTCTAGAAACATCACCCGATACCGTTCGTAAATCAGTTGACGGAACGAAAACGTTCATCAAGTGGGAAGGTGAAACACCCCTTTTCATCGGTGATATAGTTGGTTCAGAAGGGCCGTACACGTATGGTGAGATATTAGAGATACTATCAACACCTGAATGGACTAATCCAAATCCGTTTGGTGTGGGGTAAGATATGTCAGGTAATGTGGGTAAAATGAATGACCCAGATGCAAGTTTATTCATTCAAGTATCTGAAATAACAGGTTCTACTCAACGTGGTGCCATCGTTGACCTTATAAAAGATTTGAAATCAAATGGTCTATGGTCAAAGATGAAAGCTATCTATCCGTTCGTTGGTGGAACTGCAAGTACACATAAATGGAATCTAAAAGACCCACGAGATGTAGATGCTGCATTTAGACTATCGTTTAGTGGTGGGTGGACTCATAGTTCAAACGGTGCTTTACCAAATGGAACTAATGCTTATGCAGATACATTTATGATAGCAAATCCAACCATAAGTGAAACATCTAATCATCTATCGTACTACTCAAGAACTATTGGTTCCGGCACCAGTACGGTTAGACAAGATATTGGTGCAGCAGATAGTCCATCGTATAATTCTAATATACTATTAGCGATTAGGCAAAGTGGAGTTTATTATGCTATAAGTTTTACAAATGCTGCACTTGCTTCTATGATTTCGAACACTAACGCCGATTCACACGGGTTTTATAACAATTCTAGAACGAGCTCAACTTCTCACAAGGCGTACAAAAATGGTGTTCAAATCGGTTCTACAAACACAACCGTCACCAGTGGTTATAGTTCTATGACATCGGCACGAATCTATATTGGTGCAACAAGTGTATCTGGTACAGGTATCAACAATTATAGTGACCGTGAATGTGCATTTGCAACTATCGGCGACGGACTCACAGACTCAGAAGTATCAACACTCTACACAATAGTCCAAAAATATCAAACAACATTAGGAAGACAAGTATAATGTCTAACAACTCGGAGTATAAGGAATGGCAACAGGAACAACACAGACGATTACAAATGGGCTGATATTTTATGTAGATGCCGCTAATGTAAAGTCATATCCTGGTAGTGGAACAACATGGACTGACTTGAGTTCTACTGCAATAACCGGTAGTTTGACGAATGGGCCAACATTCAATTCTGCAAACGGTGGTAGTGTAGTTTTTGATGGAACAAATGACCATATTACTTTTGGAAATAATTTGAATTTTGAGATTACATCACCATTTACAGTTTCGACTTGGTTTAGAACAACACGAACAGGTGAGTTCGTTGGTGTTATTGCCGGTAAAAATAAACTACAAGTTTCTCCAGCAGATTATACCGGTTATTCGATTGGTATGAATGTTGTTTCTGGCTCATCAACTAATGCTGGAAAATTTGGAGTAGTTTTTGTATCCTCTCCATTTGTGGGACTATCAAATGTAATGCGAATTCAAACGTCGGCGTCATATAATGACGGGAACTGGACGAACGGTGTTATTACATACAATGGAAGTGGTAATAGAAGTGGAATGACCATATACATAAATGGTACTTCTCCTGCAACTGAAAGTTATGATAGTAACAGTATATCAGGAACTATGATAACAACTGCTAGTTTTCAATTAGGTGCTCGCGACGGCACACAACAACCATTTTCTGGTAGTATTGGTCAAGTATCGGTATTCAACCGTGCCCTATCCTCTGATGAAGTCCTGCAAAACTACGAATCAACTCGTGAACGATTTAATTTGAGGGGAATTGCCATAGACCCAGATGCTTCTCTTTTCTTACGAACTGCCGGTATAACAGACACCTCACAACAATCGGCGATAGACACCCTCGTATTAGAACTGAAAAATGCCGGTATATGGTCAAAGATGAAAGCTATTTATCCGTTCGTTGGTGGAACGGCAGCAACTCACAAATGGAATCTAAAAGACCCAAGAGATTTAGATGCTGCATTTAGATTGACATTTAGTGGCGGTTGGACTCATAGTTCAACAGGTGCAGACCCGAATGGTACAAATGCCTATGCTAACACTAATTTAATCCCAAACAACGTAATATCTTCTAATCTTTCAATGCACATTAGTTATTATTCTCGTCAGAATAGCACGGGTGTAGAAGTTGAAATAGGATCAGGGGACTACGTTGCACCAAATGATGAGCAACGGCGTTCTTTTATTGAAGCTAATACTTCAGGAACTTCGTATTGGACAGTAAATGGTAATAACCCATCTGATTTTTTTTCAACTTCAGATACTGATGCTGCTGCATTTTACATAGCATCAAGAACGTCAAGCACAGTTATGGCAGCTTTTCGCAATAATAGCAAAAGCGGAACCGCAACTAAAGCCGCTGGGAATTTATCGCAAAATTCTATATATATTGGTGCATATAATAGGCCACAATTCGGATCACAGCAAGCATCATATTTTTCTACAAAGCAAACTGCTTTTGCCACCATCGGCGACGGCCTCACCGATGCCGAAGCTACCAACCTCTACACAATAGTCCAAAAATATCAAACAACATTAGGAAGACAAGTATAACAGGATTCCTTCGGTATCTCATATTTATATCTATACATAGTAAAACTACACCACTAATCTTGGATAGGGAAAAGATATAGTATGCCATCGGAATTTATCATCAAGAATGGTTTCTTCTCACAAGGAAACTCAAACGTCACCGGTTCATTTAATGTTACCGCCGGAATAACAGGTTCCCTCTTTGGAACTTCATCATGGGCATCTAATTCTGTAACTGCTTCTTATGCTGTAACCGCTTCTTATGTTTTAAGTGGTGGAAGTGGTACATCTGGTACAAGTGGTACATCTGGGTCTTCGGGAACATCAGGGACATCTGGTTCATCAGGAACTTCAGGAACATCTGGGTCTTCGGGGACATCGGGTACATCAGGTTCGTCTGGAACTTCAGGTTCATCAGGAGCCAACGGTTCTTCAGGAACTTCAGGTTCTTCAGGAACATCAGGTTCATCGGGAACATCAGGAACATCGGGAACATCTGGAGCCAACGGTTCTTCAGGAACTTCAGGTTCTTCAGGAACATCAGGTTCATCGGGAACATCTGGAGCCAATGGTTCATCAGGAACATCTGGAGCCAACGGTTCTTCAGGAACATCAGGACAAACTGGTTCATCAGGAACATCTGGAGCCAACGGTTCTTCAGGAACATCTGGAGCCAACGGTTCTTCAGGAACATCAGGAACATCAGGTTCTTCAGGAACATCAGGACAAACTGGTTCATCGGGAACATCCGGAACATCAGGTACATCCGGAACATCAGGTTCATCAGGAACTTCAGGTTCTTCTGGAACTTCTGGTTCATCGGGGACTTCGGGAACATCAGGTTCATCAGGAACATCTGGTTCTTCGGGAACTTCGGGAACTTCGGGAACATCTGGTTCTTCGGGAACTTCGGGAACTTCGGGAAGTTCGGGTACATCTGGTTCTTCAGGAACATCTGGTTTAAGTGGTGTAGTAACTGGATTTACAAGTTCATTAGAAACGACTAGTCCAAATAATACAGTTTTTGCTTCTAGATTACTTGCTAGCGGTTCTGCAACAAATATTGATGTTGTTATCCAACCAAAAGGTTCAGGTGCTATTCTTGGACAACTTCCCGATTCAACTACAACAGGTGGAAATAAACGTGGACAAAATGCTGTTGATTTAGGAACTACAAGAATAAATGCAGCTGATGTTGCAAGTGGTAATAACTCTATACTCATAGGTTCATTCAACCGAGCATCTGCATTAGGTGCTGTTGCTATTGGATATGGTGTATATGCAACAGGACAAACGAGTATTGCACTTGGAAACGGTAGTATCGTTACTGCAACCAATGCTGTTTCATTGGGAGTAAATAATAGAAACGAAGGAGTTGGTGCAACAACAATAGGATATTATGTTTCTGCATCAAATAATGGATATTACTCACTCGTAGGTGGAAACCGTGCAAAAGGTGATATACCGTATTCACGTATTTGGTCTGGTGGTAGATTTTCTACTGATGGGGACAATCAAGAATATCAAACACAATTTTATATAACTACATATACAAATACAAAAACCGAATTATTTGTAGACGGGGATTTTGTGTCTACTAGATTTTCACTTTCTTCCCCTGCAACATATGCCTTCACAGGTATGGTAGTTGCCAGAAGAACTGATGCAGATGGAGAATCTGCGATGTGGAGAGTTAGTGGTCTTATTTCAAATGATAGTGGAACTGCATATATCGTTGGTTCACCACTTATAGAAAGTATAGCCGATACATCTGGTGGTGCATGGGATGTTTCGATAGAAATTTCTAACTTTTCTAATTTTGGATTATATGTAACTGGTCAAACTAGTAAGACAATACGATGGTCGTCTACTATAACGTTTATGAAAATATCGGAGTAATTTAATAATGGAACCAAATATAAACATACAACCAATACAAACTTCAAAACCGGCAGTAAAAGCTGTTATGAATTTTGTTACAATAGAATTTTCTTCTGATAAATACGCTTACGGTAGATTGTCATTATTAGATGAAGACAACACCATCGTTTCTGTAAATGATGTTGATTTTACACTTGAAGAACTAAATTCATGGGGTATGGATGATAATTATGTATTGGAACTTGCTCTTCAAAAACTTGGAATATCCTTTGGATGAAATAAATGGGTAGATACTTATCGAAATATATTTCAGCATCAGTAGACGTAACACTAACATATCCAACGTCTTCTGGAACTTTTGCACTTACAAGTCAACTTGGTAGCGGTGGTGGAGCAAGTGTTTCAAACTTTAGTGGTAGTAGATTGGTATTGAGTGGGCCAAGTAGTTCCGACTTAACTGGTTCTGCAAATATAACGTTTAACGGTTCTGTACTTACAGTTTCATCGAGTACATCTACTGCAAATGCACCGATACGAAACCTAAATTTAATAAACAACACAACAGGAACTGCCACACAAAGTTTTGGTGTTGGCATCGAGTTTGAATCAGAAACGAGTACAACGGAAAACACAACCGTTGGTTTTCTTGATTATGTATGGACAACACACACAAATGGAAGCGAATGGGGTCAATCGGAAATAACTCTTAAAGATACAGGAACTTCTGTCCGTTCTCATATGTTTGGTCCTGGTGTTATTGGTTCATTCAACGGTGGACTTATATCTGCAACACCACAATTAGGAGATTTCTCAGCTGCGTTTCCAGAATATAAAGTTTATGCGTCGGGTAGTACAACAGATGGAAATCAAACATCACTTCAATTTAACGTATGGAACAATCCAGCTGGTCTTGCTGTTCCAAATGATACAACTTGGATGTTTACTTCGTATATTGTTGCAAGAAGAACGGATGCTGATAATGAAAGTGCTGCTTATTGGTTACAAGGTGCTATAGATAATAATGCAGGGGCAGTTGCTCTTGTAGGGGCTGTTCAAGTCACGGCAATAGAAGATACACCGGCATGGGCAGCAACTGCGGTTGCTATTGGTGGTAGATTAGTATTACGAGTAACGGGTGAAACTGCAAAAACAATTTATTGGAATGCCGTAACACATATTGTTCAGGTTAGTGGATAATTATAGTAAAAAGGAGTAATTGTTTATGTCAAATTGGTCTCGGTCTCTTGATGGAGTACAAACCCTTTCAGAAGTAAGTGCGAGTGCATCAATTAGTGGTGGCACACTTACATTGAATTTGAGTACCGCTGGTATTTTTTATGTAAATTTAAATGCAAACGTAACTACTTTGACAATATCAAATACTCAACCAATCGCTGCATCTTCTTTTACAATTATATTTACTGCCGATGGAACTGCAAGATCAATTACATGGCCAGCTAGTTTTTTATGGCCAAGTGCAGCTGCACCAACACTTACTTCTACAAATGGTAAAGAAGATATATTTTCATTCGTAACGATAGATGGTGGTACAACTTGGTTTTCATTTGTAGGAGGACAAAATTTATAAGTTATGCCGTTTATAAAAAACATAGTAACACAGGTATCGAGAAGTTATACACCATACATTCCACCTCAATATACACTTTGGGGTTGGGGTGATGGTACATTCGGTCAAACGGATAATAGTATATTGACATATGTTCCATATCAAATTGATTCAGAAACAACATGGGTGAGTGGAAGTGCTGGTACTACAAATACATTTGCTATAAAATCAAATGGAACTCTTTGGGGTTGGGGAGCAAACGCAAACGGCGAACTTGGTCTTCGTGATATAGTATCTCGATCATCACCTGTTCAAATAGGAACTGATAGTAATTGGTTAAATATTTCCGGAGGTGGCTCACACACAATTGCTTTAAAAACTAACGGAACATTATGGACATGGGGCTATAATCTGTATGGTCAACTTGGTAACGGAACAATTATTAATAGGTCATCGCCTGTCCAAATCGGTACTTTAACAGATTGGTTATCTGTTTCAGCTGGAAATCTTAATACTCTTGCAATTAAAACAGACGGAACTCTTTGGGGGTGGGGATATAATGCGGACGGACAACTTGGACAAAATAATACAATAAGTAGAAGTTCACCCGTTCAAATTGGAACACTTACAAATTGGTTTAAAATATCAGCTGGTGCCTCACACATCATGGCAATAGACACCAGCGGTTCACTCTATGGTTGGGGTCTAAATACATCAGGTGAACTCGGTAACGAACCAATAACACCAACGAGATTGAATATAGACACTTGGTCTGATACCGACGCTGGTTATTCTTATACAATGGGTATTAAATCAGATGGTACTCTGTGGAGTTGGGGTAATGATACAAATGGAGAATCTGGTATAAGATTATTTTACTCACTTCCAAGACTAATTGATAATAACACAAATTGGGCAACCGCAAGTGGTCCAAGTCGTCATATGCTTGCTATAAAAACTAATGGAACTCTTTGGGCTTGGGGTGAAAATACATTCGGTCAAATAGGTGACATAACAACAATATCTAGAAGTTCACCTGTTCAAATAGGAACTTTGACAAATTGGTCAAAAGTAGCAATAGGTGGTTCTCACTCAATGGCTATCAAAACAGATGGTACTTTGTGGGGATGGGGATGGAATTCAACATATGGACAACTTGGAGACGGAACATCTGTGAATAAGTCATCACCAGTTCAAATAGGAACCAGAACTGGTTGGTATGATATTAGTTGCGGAGTCGCTCACACAATAGCAACTAGAACCGACGGAACGTTATGGGGATGGGGGTATAACAGTGCTGCTGGTAATGTGGGGGATGGAACTACTATAAACAGAAATTCTCCTGTTCAAATTGGAACACTTACCAACTGGCTAAAAGTATCAGCGACCAATGGTTCAACTTCTATGGCTATAAAAACAGATGGAACTCTATGGGGTTGGGGTGCAAACGGGTCTGGACAACTTGGAGACGGAACAACTGTATCAAGAAGTTCTCCTGTTCAAATTGGAACTTTAACAAATTGGGCAATAATCAATCAATCAAGAGATAGTTCATATGCGATTAAAACAGATGGAACTCTTTGGGCTTGGGGTTCAAATTCAACCGGACTATTAGGATTGAATGACACTATAAGTAGAAGTTCACCTGTTCAAGTCGGCACATTAACAAATTGGGCATCCATGTCAGCATACGGAAGCACACTTGCGATAAAAACTGATGGAACCCTTTGGTATATTGGAGGTGGTACTTATTCTGTAACTGATGGTGCTATCATTACACGTTCTTCTCCTGTGCAAATAAGTACACTAACAAACTGGGCATCTTTACCATCAAGTGTAGCTGCAATAAATACAAGTGGAAATCTTTATGTTTGGGGCGATAATGCACTTGGTCAATTAGGAACAAATAATTTAATAGGTACAAATATAACAGTATGGTCATCACCTGTTCAGATAGGAACTGATACAAATTGGTCAAAAATATCAGCAGCTAACGCCTTCACAATAGGAAGAAGAACCGATGGAACCCTTTGGTCATGGGGTATTAATACCACTGGTCAACTTGGATTGGGTAATATATCGTCTAGATGGTCTCCAACACAAATTGGAACAGGAACTGATTGGACATCTAATTTTAGTTCATATAATTCTCACTCAATGGCAATAAAAACAGATGGAACTTTATGGGGTTGGGGTAGTAATACAAATGGTGAATTAGGTCAAACCAATGTTATACCAAGATCATCACCTGTTCAAGTAGGTACACTTACAAATTGGTCAAGGGTATCGACTGGTGGTAATCATACACTTGCAATAAAAACCGACGGTACTCTATGGGCATGGGGTTCAAATTCAACATTTGCTCAAATTGGAGATGGTACTGCCATAAATAGAAGCTCTCCGGTACAGATAGGTACTTTAACAAATTGGTCAAAAGTTTCTGCTGGTGAGAACCACTCTATAGCTATTAAAACAGATGGTACAATTTGGGGTTGGGGTAATGATTCAAATGGACAACTTGGAATACGACCATTACAATTAACACAAATTGATAATAATTTAAATTGGTCTGTAATATCAAGTACATCACAAACCATGGCTATAAAAACAGATGGTACACTTTGGGCTTGGGGTGGTAATGCATTTGGTTTATTAGGGTTAAATAATACAATCAATAGAAGTTCACCTGTTCAAGTCGGAACACTAAATAATTGGTCAAATGTATCGACTGGGTTTTCTTCTACAATGGCAATAAAAACAGATGGTACAATTTGGGGTTGGGGTAGAAACTCAAATGGAGAAATTGGAGTAAACAACACAACATCATATTCATCACCTATACAAATAGGAACTCTATCAGATTGGTATTCCATATCAGCTGGAAGTATACATACGACTGCAATAAAGACAAATAATACAATATGGTCATGGGGTAACAATGGCTCTGGGCAACTCGGACAAAATAATGTAACAAGTAGAAGTTCACCTGTTCAAATAGGAACACTAAATAATTGGTCAATTGCATCCTCTGGTGCTACTCACACAATATCAGTAAAAACGGATGGGACGCTTTGGGGGTGGGGTATAAATGCTTCTGGACAACTTGGAGACGGTACTGTTGTGAATAGAAGTTCACCCGTTCAAATCGGAACTCTTACAAATTGGTCAAAAGTATCGGCTGGTGGAAGTAATAGTATGGCTATTAAAACCGACGGAACTTTATGGGGTTGGGGTGTAAATACATATGGTGAGATTGGTGATAATTCTGGATTCGCAAGAAGCTCGCCGGTTCAAATAGGAAGTTTAACGGATTGGTTGAATGTATTTGTTGGTACAAGTTCAACATTTGCTATAAAGACCAATGGAACTTTATGGTCATGGGGATACAATATAAATGGGGGTTTGGGTACAGAATCAATAATTAATAGAAGCTCGCCTGTACAAATTGGAACTTTAACAAATTGGACATATGCCGGTGTAAATTTACTATTTAATTCAGCTATTGTAGCCGGAGGCAATGGATTATATGCAACTGGTGAAAATGGATTAGGACAATTAGGTCTAAACTCAACTATAGGTGGCGGAGATTCGTTACAACTTTCTCCTGTTCAAATCGGTACTCTGACCACTTGGTCTGATGTATGGGCTACAATCAATCGTACCTATGCTACAAAAACCGATGGAACACTTTGGGGATGGGGTGTTGCAACAAACTATCTCGGTGATACACTTGCCTCAAATGTAGGATTTGGTACATTTCCAACTGCACCAACAACTCGTTACTCTCCTGTCCAAATAGGAACAAAAACAAATTGGTTTGAAATTGGTCGTGGACAAAACCATATCATCGGTTTAAAATCGGATGGTTCTATGTTAGGTTGGGGTTTGAATGCACAAGGTCAATTGGGTCTAAACTTTATAGGCTCAAGAACCACACGTTCCTCACCAGTTCAAATTGGCGATGATAGATTCTGGTCGGAAGTTTCTGCTGGCGCTAACCATACACTTGCTGTAAAAAATGACGGTACACTTTGGGCTTGGGGAAATAGTGGTGGCGGTCGTATTGGTGACGGTCAAGTTATCAGTCGTAGTTATCCTGTTCAAATCGGCACCCTTACGTCATGGTCAAAAGTAAACTCAAACATAGACCATTCTGTTGCTATAACCACCTCTGGAAATCTTTGGGGTTGGGGAACAAATACAACAGGTAAACTTGGTGATGGTACAATTGTATCAAGAAGTTCACCTGTTCAATTACCGGGTTCAAATTGGAAAGATGTAAACGGAATCGGTTCACATTCAATCGGTGTATCTACCGGTGGTAATCTTTACACATGGGGATTACAAACGTCAGGTCAACTCGGATATACGATGCAACGTTCATCACCGGTACAAATTGGAACTTTAACGAATTGGTCAAATATTGATACCGGTGCTTTAGGAATGCATGCACTGGGTATTAAAACAAATGGTACTCTGTGGGGATGGGGTGCAAATAACGCCGGACAAATTGGTGATAATACTGTTGTTTTTAGAAGTTCACCTGTACAAATTGGTACACTCACAAACTGGTCGCAAGTAAGTCTTTCTCATTCACATACAATATCTTTGAAAACAGATAACACAATTTGGACTTGGGGTGCAAATGATAGAGGTCAACTTGGCCAGGGTGATATAATTAATAGAAGTTCTCCTGTTCAAATAGGAACAGATGCAAATTGGGCAAAAATTTCTGCCGGTGGTGGTGATGGGGCAATGATAACAATGGCTATAAAGACAAATGGATCTTTGTGGGCTTGGGGTAATATTACAAGTGGTAAATTAGGAATATATCCAACGGCCCCACGATTAGTTGACTCAGGAACAAATTGGTCAAAAATACCTGCAGAACAGGCCAGTCAATCCCACACACTTTCTATAAAGACAGATGGAACTCTATGGGTATGGGGTTTAAACGGATCAGGACAACTTGGTGACAATACAGTTGTATCAAAATCATCACCTGTTCAAATAGGAACTCTTACAAATTGGTCTAAAATTGCAGGAGGACAAGCTCACACACTCTCCGTAAAAACCGACGATACTTTATGGGGATGGGGACTCAATACGTCAGGACAACTTGGAGACGGTACTGTTGTGAATACAAGTTCACCCGTTCAAATAGGAACACTCACAAATTGGTCAAAGATTTCTGCCGGTTCATCTTATTCTATGGCTATAAAAACTGACGGCACATTATGGGGATGGGGATGGAATACATCTGGTCAACTTGGTGATGGAACTTTTATAAGCAGAAGTTCACCCGTTCAAATTGGAACTCTTACAAATTGGTCAATAATTTCCGGCGGCGCAACTCATACATCAGCAATAAAAACAGATGGTACATTATGGGCATGGGGATTAGGAACGAGTGGGCAGTTGGGAGACGGAACTGTTGTTAGTAAAAATTCTCCAGTTCAAATCGGAACTCTGACCAATTGGTCGAATGTTTCATGTGGTGTTTCACACACAATCGCAATCAAAACGGACGGAACTCTTTGGGGATTGGGCACAAACGGATCAGGACAACTTGGACAAAATAATATAATCAATCGAAGTTCACCCGTTCAAATCGGAACTCTTACAAATTGGTCAAAAGTATCGGCCGGTTCTGACTATTCTATGGCGATAAAAACCGATGGAACTCTATGGGGATGGGGACTGAATTCAAGTGCTCAATTGGGTGACGGAACCACTGTTTCAAAATCATCTCCCGTCCAGATTGGAACTCTTACAAATTGGTCGAATGTTTCATCTGGTTTTTCATACACTATTGCTATTACAACTACCGGTAATTTGTATGGATTTGGTAGAAATTCTCAAGGTCAACTTGGTTTTAATAATACAATAGACTCGTCTACCGCAAGCGTATTAACACCCGTTCTTGTACAACCTGATTTAAATTGGTCAGAATTATCACTTGGTGGAGACCACGGTGTGGCCACAAAAACAACAGGAACACTTTGGGCTTGGGGTACAAACACCGCCGGTCAAATCGGTGATGGTACGGTAACAACACGTTCCTCTCCAATTCAAATCGGTACACTTACAAACTGGTCAAAGGTTTCTGCTGGTGTTTCACATACAATGGCAATCAAAACAGATGGAACACTTTGGGCATGGGGACTTAATACATTTCGTCAATTGGGAGATGGTACAATCATCAATAGATCATCACCTGTTCAAATTGGAACACTTACAGACTGGGTATCTGTTTATTCTGGATACTTATTCACAACTGCAATTCGTGGAAACGGCACACTTTGGGCATGGGGAAGAAATGCAGAAGGTCAACTTGGTAACCCAACAAGTTTACTTCCTAGTTCTGTGCCAGTACAAATCGGTACATACTCTAAGTGGATTAAATCATGTTCTAGTATATCGCATACCATAGCTATTCGTCAAGAATAAAAAGATTGGTATTCCAAAAAAATTTTACTATATTCATACCATTCCATATTTATAGTAAACAAAAAAGTTACGTTTAATAAAAGGTTATGTATCATATGAAGAACCGAGCAGACAAAATAGAACCGGGTCAAATGCACCCACTTGATATTGCACTTCAAGCTTCAATCAACGGACATCCTGAAATTAGTGAGGATATTCTACGTTCCCAACCACAAGATGACCTACGGGTTCTTTTTAATCTTGGTTGGCACGAAATGAGACACGGTAATCTCAAAAAGGCAATGGAACATTTTAACTACGGTCGGTATATCGATGTATTTGGATTACCACCACTTCCAGGAAAAATTTGGAAGGATGAGCCACTTGAAGGAAAAACACTTCTTTTCAGATGTGAAGGTGGTTACGGAGACCAAATTCTTAACTTCCGTTTTGCAAAAAATTTCGAAGAAAAAGGAGCAAGGGTTCTTGTTTCTTGTGCACCAGAACTAAAAGAATTATTTTCTCGTCACGGGTATATTTGTATTGATAATGAAGTTGCACTCGGTGCTCATTATGACTATTGGGTTCCAGCTATGTCAGCTGCATTTATCTTGGACATGGAATATGAAGACCTTGATGGTTCACCGTTCTTAAAACCAAAAGAACGAAGAACACTTTTCGCAAAGAAAGGTTCTTTAAAGGTTGGTGTTCGTTGGTCGGGTAGTCCTGATTTTGAAGATGAACAACATCGCCGTTTCCCACCTGAATTAATGATTGGACTCCACGATATTCCAAACACAACATTTTATTCACTTCAACGTGATGAAAATCTAATTGATGGTCTACCGTTCGGAGACATGAGAGAACAGATGAAGTCGTGGGATGATACCGCAAACATTATGGCAGACTGTGACATTATTATTAGTTCGTGTACCGCGACTGCACACCTTGCAGCAGCAATGGGTAAACCAACTTGGGTTCTAACTCCAATTATGCCTTATTATACATGGGCAGTTCCTGGTGACGGTTCAAGATGGTATGATTCAGTAAAATTATACCGTCAAGTAAAGTACGGTGAATGGGATGTTCCATTCCAACAGATTAGAGAAGACCTTACAAAGTTAGCTGAAGAACATAAAGGGTAATCCGTATGTCATACTTGAAGGAAGCTTTTTATCCTAAAAGTTTAGAACACGCAAAGGATATTTGCCTTACTCCAGATGGTCGAGTACCGCAAAAGTTTACAAAAGAAACGATGTTTCTATTAGACTTTCTATTAAAAGAAAATCTGGCGAACAATTACTCAAAGGTTGCAGATTTTGGTTGTGGTGTTGGTCGTATGAGTAAAGCACTCATACAACGACTTGGCTGTCCCGTGACGGGGTTTGATATTAGTGAACCTATGTTGGGTTGGGCAAACGAATTTGTGTTAAGTAGAATATTTACACCCGTGGTATATTCGAAAGGATTTGTACCGACGGAAGATATGAAATACGACCTTGTTATGGCTTTGTTTGTATTACAACACAGTGAACATCCAATCCAAGATATTGAGTTTATCCATTCGATTCTGAACAAAGGTGGTAAGTTTGTTTTGATGAACGAAGAAAAGAGATTTGTTCCGAGTGGTATTGACGAAACTCGTAATATCATTTGGAATGACGATGGTATCAATATCGAAGAAGAAGTGAGTAAGAAATTCAAGTTTATTGGTCGATACGATTACATAAACAGATACGATAAAAAACTGACGGTATGGGAAAAAGAATGATTAAATTAGATGTAATCTTACGAACCCACGATAAGAGGGAAATTCACGTATCAAAAGACCCACGTTATTGTAAAGCAAATAAAACAACGGTGGTAAAGAAATGTGTAAAATCTTTGGTAGAAACTTGTAATAATTCGGAACACGATATAACGTATTGGTGGTACGATGACCATTCTTCAGAACAAACGATAGAAGAACTCCATCAGATTTTCAAAGGGACAAAACATCCTTACAATTTCATACCATTAGAATCTGAAGGTTGGCAAGGAAGTGGTTTGGCTCAATTTGAACGTGGTAGAGATTCGGATGCTGATTTAGTTTACTTTGTGGAAGATGATTACCTTCACTTTCCGACTGCAATCGATGAGATGGTTGACTCCTATTATAAGTTCAAAGAAAATTTGGGTAGAGAAATCTCTATTCATCCATTCGATGACCCTGATAATTATTTACCTGTTTGGATAGAACCTTGCCGTATTGTTTATGGTAAAAACCGTCATTGGAGAACAAATCTACATACCACGTTCACCTTTCTTTGTAATCCGGAGATAGTTAGAGCCAGATGGCACGTATTTTATACAATGGCAACAGAGTATGGAACTCTTTGGGGTGAAATGAATCACGTCAATGAATCAACTATGATAAATAAAATATGGAGAGAAGAAGTAACTCTATTCACTCCAATTCCATCGGTAGCTCTTCACATGGCTTATGAAACACAAAAAGACCCTTACTTAGATTGGAAAGAACTTTGGGATTCGTTTTCTGTCTAATTTCATATTTATAGTTATTAAGATAACGGAGTAAATATGAGATACGTGTATGTCCAAGATGGACAAGTAATAGAAGGTCCGGTGATGTTACCAATAAATTGGAAGAATATTTCCAACTTTAAAGTATTGGACAATGATACTCTTAAATTATATGGTTGGTATCCCCATCGTTTTGTTGAAGCAACTTTAGGTGAAAACGATAAAGTAACCGGTTCTTATTTTGTAATAGAAGAAACCGAAGTAGTTGAGTATCAAACTGTTGCAACAAAAACAGAATCGGAAATACAAGATTTAATCAACCAGAAATGGATTAACATTCGTGCTCAACGAGCAATTTATCTTCAAGAATGTGATTGGACACAACTTTCAGATGTACCAATGTCAGATGAAAAGAAATTAGAATGGACAACATACCGTCAGGCATTACGTGATATAACAAATTATGAATCACCTGATATGGTAATATGGCCTGAAAAACCATCTATGGATGACCCAACATATAGATTAATAACACCACCAGATGAGAACGGAGTGATAAATGAGTAAACTCGTCGAAAGTATATTAAAAGAAATAAGACTTCAAATTTTTAATGAAGATAATTCTGATAAAGGAAATCTTGTTGCCGTATATCCTGGTCGTTTTCAACCAATGGGAGTCCATCACAAAGATTCATATATTTGGTTAAGAAAACAATTTGGAACAGAAAACACATATATTGTAACTTCTAATAAAGTAGATGGTCAAAAGTCACCGTTCACATTTAGTGAAAAGAAAAGAATAATGTTAAAGCACGGTGTACCAGAAAGTCAAATAATAGAAGTAACAAATCCATATAGTCCACTTCAATTCTTTGAAAAATCGGGTCTCGATCCAAAAGAAACTACTATTGTTTATATGATTGGTGAAAAGGATAAGGGAAGACTCCGTGGTTTCAAACGACTTATGGTATTTAATAAAACCACATATGTTCCAGCAAAAGATTTAGATGACCCATACACCTACTATGTGTATGCACCACACGTATCATATAACATACCATCGGCGGGAGAAATGTCAGGAACAAATATTCGTAAGGCACTCGGAGACCAAACAGCAAAATTATCCGAATTAAAACATCGATTTAAACAAATTTTTGGTTGGTTTGATGCTGGTATTTTTAACATGGTTATTGGTAAACTCAATGCAAAACGTGGTAAACTAAAAGAAGACTTGAATGAATGGTTTCGAGTTCTTTTAAATATGTCAGAAGAACAAAGTATGATGTTCTTCGATATTCTTAAAAAGGAATATGGTGATACAAAGGATTTGCTTCCAATATTACAAAAGTTTATTAAAACAGGACAAATAACAGACCGTGAAAAGGTATTATTTAGAAATCAAATGAAAGACCTTTTAAAGTTAACTGGACTTGGAGCAATAGCAGCGATTCCAATTCCAGGAACTATGTTAATGATTCCGATAATAATCCAACTTGCTAAAAAATTCAAAATAAATCTTCTCCCAGAAAATACAGAACCCGAAAAAGAAAGACTTGATATTGTTCGTAGAGAATTTTGGAATGAAGTATTTACAGAAGTTGCCAAAGATGATAGACCACTTATTACAGAAGGTGGTGCTGCTGGACACATGGCTCATCCATTTGAAGATTTTGGTCTTACATTTGGTGACATGAAAGAAATGTTTAGACTTGGATTGTCTGGTGAAATTACTGTTAAAGGAAATCCAACTGAAAAATTAGACGGTCAAAATCTTTTTGCTTCATTTAGAGAAGGTAAACTATATGCTGCCAGAAATAAATCAGACATCAAAAATGGTGGAATGGACTATCAGACAATTAAGACAAAGTTTAGTGGTCGTGGTGCTATTGAAGAGGCATTTACAATTGCTTTCTCTGATTTGGAAAAATCAATTCAACAACTTACTCCAAAACAGCAAGAGAAAATTTTTCAAGGTGGTAAGGCGTGGATGAATCTTGAAGTAATGTACCCAAAAAGTCAAAACATCATAAACTATGACGGTGCATACATTGTTTTTCACGGTGTTTCTTTGTATAATGATAGTGGTGAAAAGATAGAAGATTTTCCACAATATGCTAGAATTTTAGCTGGTATGATTAAACAAGCAAATGCTCATACTCAAAGTACATTTAAAATAAGTGAACCTAAAAGAATAGTAGTTACAAAATCCAAAAAGTTCAACGAAAGATTAGGATATTTCATAGGAAAATTAACAGCACTACAAAATAAAATGAAATGTTCTGATACAGATACAATCGGTGTTTGGCATCAAAGATGGTGGAAACGTTACATAAATAAAAGTCTAAAAGAAAATGGATTGGAGTTGGAAAACTCTATAAAAGATAATTTGGTTAAGAGATGGGCATTTAACGATAAATCTTTTGCACTAAACAGTTCAAACATACCAGATTCAAACGTTTTGAAGTGGGCAAAAGAAATGGATAAAACTAAAGTAGAAGAACAAGTAAAAACCAACGTTCTTCCATTTGAAATTTTGGTCTTGGAGTTCGGTGCAGAAATTTTGAAGAATGTTCAAAATGTAATGGCTTTAAATCCAACGAATACTACTAACAAAATTCGTAGAGAAGTCGAACTCGCAATCAACACACTTTCAAATTCTAATAAATTAGAGGATATATCTACTTTAAA